AAGGTAGCACATTCCGTAACATCTTTTGTCGGCTTTACACGCTTCCCAGAATATATAAAATAGTCGATTTGCTTCTCTAAAATCAGGCGCACCTACATCTATTTTACTCCATTGTAAATACATATAATGCGTACCTGTTATATATGTTGGTGTACCATTATTATTAAACCAGAAACCTTCTTCTCTTCTTTTGAACTCTTCGTCTATATAATCATACCACTGTGCTTTCTTTTCTTCAGGATATGCTCTCCAGTCAAATATATTTTTAAGTCTTGCTAGTTCTTTTGGATATTCAAATTGTTGCCACTTTTTTACTTCGTTGGCGTACACTCGCACTGGTTGCATTGGCAGAGCAATCCGCAGGCCTTGCATCTCAATGATTTCACCGATCTTTCCAGTTTTTGATATAACGACAATATCGTTTTCTTTATTATATCCATATTCCCATTTATTTTTTTTATTAAGCCTTTTAATTGTATTAATTTTAACTGGCTCAATTATTTTAACTAAATCTTGTTCGTACATTATTTTGATCTACCTTCTGCAAATCCTTTAAATACTTTTACTTTATCTTCAGGCTCTTTACCTTCTAATAAGTTTTCTTCTTCTTGGATCCTATTTAATATTTCAAAAGCATCAAATATTGCCAGCTTTTTTGTAGCTGCAGCATTTTTTAATCTATCAGCACTAATATCATCATCAGAGTCTACAATTGGCTCTTTAGCAACTTTAATTAATTCATCAACTGCCCTTTGCCCAGCCTGGATTATATTCTTCTTCGTCTCCTTGATATTCATATTTAATTGTAATAAATTTTGATAATAGTCTATATAATTTTTTTCCGTCTATAATAAACTCATATTCTGAGCTTGGTCTAAATCCTATTAAATCACCTTCATTAACTGTACCGTCAGTATATTTAACAACGCCCATTAAAGGTTGCTCTTTATCTGAGCTTAACTTATCTGTTGATTTTATAGGTGCAACAAAACAATAACCTTTCATTGCTTGCCATTTTCTATTGTGATAACTAAATATAGCTTTTGGCTTGTATAAAAATATTTGATCTGGTTGTACTAAATAAGTATCTTCATCAATATAAGCTCTACTGTTTTTTTCTACGCCGTGTTGGTTGTGCCATCTTCTAAATACATTATGATGTACAATTACAGTATCACCAACTTTAATATCTGTTTCACCTACAGTTGGTATTGCTTTTACTATAGCTTCTCTGCTAATATATTGATGATTAAATATTTCAGTATTTAGTATTAACTCTTTACCATCTATATCTTTAGTATTGTTGTATCTTGATTTTACAGGCGTTACAACAAAGTTGTAAACCGCTTTCATTAATACTGTAAGTTATATTCTACAGACACAGCCATGTTTTTGTTAAAGTCTTTCCAAGGCAAAACATCTTTGTCTTTTCTAATATAAATACTATATTTATCTTCTTCTTCTAATATATCACATATAGTATGACCACCATACACTTCTTGCCCAACGGCATAGTGCATGGCGTCATTTTTATAATCTTTACCGATACTAATCTTCCTTATTAACTTCGACATCTTCTGGGTACGATATAGCACCATCAGTTATATTAATATCTACTTTACCGTAAGTATCTTCAAACGTTTTTTGCATAGTTTGCATTTGACCTTGAAGTTGAGTTACTTGGTGTAGTAAACCATGTTTTCTACTTTCTAAACTACCTATTTCTATTTGAAGTCTATTTAAAGTATTAACAAGATTTTGTAAACCTTCTAATTCTTCTTTTGTAATATTTTGTGGTTTTAAATCCACTACCTCTTTGTTTTTTGCCATTTTTATTTAATTTAAGTTAATTTTATTTATTTATTAATATTCACAATGAATAATAAAAGTTAACGGGTTTATGTTAACTAATTCATCATTGTTTGCTAAAGCATCTGTTACTCCATCAACAGTAACAGTGTTAGTAGCTAAAGCTGTAACAGTACCTATTTCGGCATTGTCTTGAGCTCTTAAAACGTCGCCAACAGCTAAAGCATTTTTTGCATCAACACCGTCAACAGTTAATTCTGTTGTAGTTGATGCTGCTGCTTGATTTTCAGCTTGATTTAAAAGTACACCCGTGCCAAAGTCTGGAGCGCCAGATACTGATAAAACTCCTATACATATTTTACCGTTAACACCGTAACCATTAAAATCAATACTACCATCTGGACCTACTATTCTAGAAGGTTCAATAACTAAATCGTCTTCTTGATTACCATCTGTATTATCTGGTGAAGATACATTTAGAACGTCTAAAGCACTTGCTGTGCCTGTAACATTATACACACCAACTAAATGTTTATAAAAACTAGTGCCATTAGCAGTTGCATTTACTGTTCCTAATGTAGAAGGTGCAGTGCCGTCAGAATCAGGACTTGCAAATATAAGCTCGTAATTACTAACTTGATTTGCGCCTTCAGTACCTCTTTCTATGCAAGTTACTCCTATAATTCTAAAAGCTTTTTTTGTAGGTACAGTTTTTACTACCCAGTCTGCTACTACATCTCCGTTACCAAAAGCTGTTACACAGTTTTGACCAGTTAGTGTTGGTGTTAATTCTATGTTAAAAAATCCATTATATGCCATTTTTTTATTTTTTTACTTTTTCTAGTGATCGTCCGCCAAAGTAAGCACCGATCACAGTTATTAATACTAATTGTAAAAGATCTACGTACGAGTCCTTTACATTGAAATTTATTTTACCTGCATCAATAAATATAAGTAACATTGTACATATTACTAAAAATATTAACACTAAAGGTCTTATGTTTTTACTTAGCCATGAGTCTGAGTTCATGTCTAACTTCCATCTTTCAGTTACTTGTTTTTGCATCTCAGCTTCGTAACCCATTATCATATCTTTTATTTGTTTTTCTGCAGCAGCTTTTTCTTCAGCTGATGTGTGTAAATTATCTATTACACCACCAACTTTTTTTACTAACTCACCAGCTCCTGCTGAAAATACTTTACTTAATATACTCATAATTTATTTTTTAATATCCACCACTACCACTGCTACTACTCATAGAAGAGCTAGACGTTGTGTTAGTAGGACTAATTACCGTGCCGTGACTATATCCACCCATATAACCAGTTTGTCCTTGATAAATGTGTATGTGATAACCTGTAACACCATTAGAAGAGGCCCATGCTAAAGCCTCTGCTATTGTAGAAAATAAAGGTATACCGTCTATTGTTGTTAGTATCATATATTAGCTGTTTTTTCCCAAGGAAAATCATCACCAGCCTCTTTCCACTTGCCATCAACTTTAATCATATCTTTACCATTTCTAGTTTCTCTTGGATATGTTATACCATCGTAATACACTGCATCATCACTATAAGCTAGTCTACCAAGCTTCATATCTGTAGCATGTCTCATTTCGTGTAACAAAACTTGTGTTTCTTCTTGGCTACCAGGTACTACTTGATCGCTAACATATATACTGCCGTCCATATTTGCCTCACCAAGTATACCTTCTTCTAGTTTTTTTCTAACAACAGGAGTACCAGGTATAGAAGCTTCGTCAGACTTAAAACTTAATTTTTTGTCTATAACACCGCCTACAGCCTCTACTTTTCTTGCTTTACCTAGTTTAAATCCCATTATTTTTCACCACATTTTTTACTTGGATTACCAACTTGTCTCCAGTCTTGTTTTACCCAAGTTTTTAAACTACCACCGCTACTAGTGCCAGTTACATTACTTTTACTTGAACGTCTATACTTACCAGCCTTACCCGCAGCTCTTTTAGCATTTATGACTTTACGCCTTTCAGACGAACTCATACTTGCTATTTTAGCTTTAGGTAAACATACTTTAGTAGTACCACCACCTTTTTGTTTTTTAGCAGGAGATTTTTTACGACAACTACCCTTAGCACCTTGTCTTGTGCCTGGTACTCGCTCATAACCTTTCCAACAAGGTAGCGGACTATTTTTAGCAAATTTAGACGTTATATCGTACATTTATTTTTTTGATTTAGATCTTTTGTATGCTGCTTTAGCTTGTGAAATACCTCTTGATATAGAACGTGCAGAACCTCTACCAAAACCTTTAACACCAGCGACTACAGCTTTAGCTTCTTTTTTTATAGACTTAGTGTCTAGCTTTAACATGCTTTTTTTAAATTTATCAGAACTAACTGGTGGATATTTTTTAGGATCTTTATTGCTTTTTCTAACATATTGTCTGAAAGCCGCAATTTTATCCGCTTTTCTTTTATCAACAGCAGTTTTTACAGCTCTACCAGCTGTAGCTATTTTAGCTGGTGACTTTTTTTTCAGTTTAGTAGCTGAAGCTTTTTTTAACTTAGCAGCAGATTTTTCCATTTTTAATTTCATAGCTGAAGCTTTTTTCATCATAGCTACAGATTTTTTCATCATAGCCATAGATTCTTTTTTCATCTTCATAGCAGCTTTTTTCATTTTAGCTGGAGAAGCATCAACAGCAGCTTTAAATTTACCACTTAATTTACCAGCTGCAGAAGCTGCTTTTAATTTTGCGTTAAATTTAGTTGGAGCTTTTTTTAGTTTAGCTGCAGATTTTTTCATAGCATCTGTCATTTTTTTTCTTTCAGCAGCTGTCATAGTTTTTGAAGGCTTTCTACCCTTTATAGTTTTAGTTTTTTTAGCGTCACTTTTTACTACGGGTCTAGTTGGTGGCTGTTTCATTTTAGCCATTGACTTTTTTTTCATTTTAAATTTTGTTTTTAATATGTTTATACATTGAGTTACCTAGTTGTTCGCCCATCTTACTATCAGACTTATAGTGAGCGCGGGCAACTCTACGACTATAAGATATGTTTTCTCCTGTTTTAGCAAAAGCTGATTTTGCTTTAGGATGTTTATCGCCTAATACTTTTGCTATTAAAATACCTTGAACAGAGTGGCCAGAAGGATATGATTTAGTCTTCATTGAAGCCATTTCATAGTTAGGTAATTTTTTATCTAAGTCTTTAGGTCTTGGTCTATTATGAAACTTCTTTAATTCTAAGATTACAGGTGCAGAGTCTTTTATTAACTTAGCAGCAACCTTTTTATCATAATCTTCTACATTATTTTCTTTTGCAGTCTTGGCAAAAGCAGTTTCTATATTGTCAAACTTTTTTACAAAGTCTTTTTTTAAAGGTATTTTTTTAAGTTCTTTTTATTTCTCT